CATTGCAGTTCCTCCAGCCATTGATAGCTCTTCTAAGAATAACATCTGATCCTGAGACATTCTATCTCCAATAGCTTTAATCTCGCAACATACAAAGTAACCATACTTCTTATTGTAACCAATAATGTCAGGAACTCCTTTTCTACCTATGAAGGCCCTTCCTCTAACTGCAAGGTTATTATTCCTCCATACTTCGTTACCACCATCCTTTAAGAACTCTAACATCATCTTTGTTAATTCACTTGCTGATTGGTATGCCATTACCAAAATTACAATATATTATTAATATACATTAATACCAGCGAATAAGTTCATCAGTTGGCATCTTTACATATTTTATTTTATCCTTTACTTTTATCTCACCTATTCTCCAATATCTTCTAGCCTTTACTCTTAAAAACTCTGCTCGTATAAAAACTATTCTATCTCTTAGGTCTAAGTTAAAAGCAAAAAACTCTACTCTTTCATCTGATATGCCACTAGGCTGACCATCGTTCTCATACTCTAGCAAAAAATAACCCTTCTTTAAAGCTTCGGTTTGATGTATTACTAAAACCTTAGTGCTCTTAGCGAATAGTCTAATGGCTTGGTAAGTACCATCTATAGCCTTAGCAGCTTCTATCTCAAACTTTCGTCTATTTCTATAGCCCTTGGACATAATCTTGGAAGGTCATTGTTTCAGGTAAAAATCTTAATGCTAGGTTTTTTGTAGCTCCATGTCTATTTTTCTCCACCTTACAAACTACTAAATCATTAGGTGCATATTCTCTACCACCAATCTCTACTGATTCAGTTTGTTCGTAGTAACCTGGTCGCATTAGCATAATCACAGCATCAGCATCTTGTTCTATTGATCCTGATTCTCTAAGGTCAGATAACTGAGGCATCTTATCTCCTCTTTCTTCTACTCTACGTGATAATTGGGATAGGGCGATAATAGGTACTTCCAACTCTTTGGCAAGTGCTTTTAGGCTCCTACTAATGTAGGATACCTCTTGCTCTCGGTTTTGGTTTGACTTGCCAGTACCACTCATAAGTTGAAGGTAATCGATAAAGATAATCTTTATGCCATACTTCTGTTTAAGAATAGTTGCTTTGGCTCGTAGCTGGGTTACACTAATACCGCCCATATCCTCTATGTAGATGGGGGAAGTAAGTATCTTGTCGTCAGTTCGTAAAAGGTGGGCCTTTTCGTTATCTGTCAGTAAATTCATTCTAAGGCGTTTTAAGGGCAGTTCTGAGCTAATTGACTCTAACCTTTCAACTAGCTGATTGGAGCTCATTTCGAGGCTAAAAATGGCCGTAGGGATGCCTCCTTGGATTGCTATGTGGTAGATACTAGAAAGCATAAAGGCAGTCTTACCCATTCCAGGTCTAGCAGCTATGATAACAAAGTCAGGGTCTACCCATCCACAAAGGGTGTTATTAAGCTCTATAAAACCTGTGTTAATGCCTAACAGCTCCCCCTCTCTGGCAGCATCTCTATTGTTAATTAGCTGTAAAATAATTTGGTCTATAGTCTTTTCGTATATATTACCAAACTCTTGCAATCCTAAAAGTTGTTTACCAAACGTAGCTAGGGTATCATCAGTAGATTCACCACCATCATAGGCTGCTACCTCCATTAATCTGCCCAATGTTGCTAACTTTCTACGCTTGTATAACTCTATTACTACCTCTATGTGGGTGTTTAAGTGAGCAGTAGATACTACGTTATTTGTTAATTTAGAAAGGTATAGGGCACCTACCTCTTCTGAATGTTTATTGTCTATAAGTCTTTGGAACACAGTACTTAAGTCTATTTGTATATTCTTATCATACATCTGCTTAATGGTTCTAAATATTAACTGATGCCTTAAATCGTAGAAAATATCTTCTGTTAAATAGTTTACTACAAAAGGCAACGCATTTTTATCTAGCAAGATTGAGCCTAGTATATTCTCTTCTATCTCTAGGTTTTTAGGAAGGTTTATAACATCCATATTATAATTTTTCTATTTCTTCTTTAACTTTACTAAAATATTTTACATCAGTTTTTACAGACCATAATAAACTTAATATTTCATCAACTGCTATTAATGCACATTGTTTTGCTACATAATAAGTGCAATGATGATGTTCATCTCCATTATTTGTTAACATTTTATCTATCAATTCCTCTGCTTTTTCTTTTGGTGTCATTTTAATTTTATTTTAGTTTGTGTGTTAGGTTCAAAGTTTTTACTATTCTTAATCCAGGTACCTACTCTTCTAGCTATGTCAAAGAATTTTTGGTCTTGGTATCTCATCTTGCCTTTAGCATCTGCTTCAGTCCAATAGTCTAAAAAAGATTGGTATTGGTTTCCAAGTTTTTCTTTATGGGATTCTATGGTATTAACAAAAGCTTCTTTATCCTTATATATTTTATTAGTATTATTAGTATTAATATATATGTTATTATAGGGTAAAGTTTCTTTACCACTTTGGGTAAAGTTTCTTGACTCGTCAGGTAAAGTTTCTATACCAATGGTAAAGCTATTATCTTTCTTGTTGTATTCTAGTGTTTTATGGTCATTTAACAGCTTTGGAAATATTTCATTAGTAGCTCTTAGATGTCTTGTAACATCATTTTGCATTACTAAGCCCCTAGCAACAAGATTTTTTATTATGGTTATAATAGTTTGCTTTGATAGGTCAAGGTCTTTAGCCATATTCTCCCTAGATTTATAGCACCAATGAGATTCGTTGTTTTGTAATTTGTAAATGCTATCTAATACACAATACTCATTACAAGATAGATGTAGGGATTTGCGAATTGGATGAATTATTGTGGTGTAATACATAATAAAAAAAGCCCATCGGTTTTGCTAGAAGTACGAGTTCTAACGCCACCTAGGGCAGAAAGTTTTAATTGTTATCTCGTACATAACATAACAAATCTACAAAGAATTTTCAAATAACTCTATTGTTTTAAATAATTCAAATGCAACTTGAGGAACTATAGCGTTTCCATAGGCTTTGATTGATTCTCTACACCACTTAGGAATGGTAATAGAGTCCAATTCGTGGGAAAGCCCATCATCTCCTCCACGAACGCAGGGTGAAGCTGGGAAGCCTTCCCAACCTTTTGAGCAATATTGTGTTTCAAATTGCTCCTCCTGTCGAACTTTTCTGAAATTTTGGCTGTGCCTCCGTGATGATCCGAGGCCATCGGTGTTGGAAGGAATCCCATCGCTATAAAATGAGTCAGGTACATTGCTCTTCTCTCCCCTCCATATATCTCCTTCCTTTTGTTTACTTCTTCCATTGTTGGTATATCTATCCTCGTGCAATTTGGAGTAGGCAATAAACCATACTCGTTCTCTTTTGTGGGGAGCATTTTTGGCAGCAGCTGGAATAAGAATCGGTTGGACTTCATAGCCTTCCCTCTCCAAATCAGAGCACACCTCGTCGAATACCAATCCCCCTTCCCAACTAACAAGTCCACGAACGTTCTCACCAATAATCCATCTTGGTTTAATCTCCTTGATTGCTCTAAGCATTTCAGGAAAGAGATGTCTTTCATCGGCTTTCCCAAGACGTTCTCCTGCTGATGAGTAAGGTTGGCAAGGGAATCCTCCTGTAAGAATGTCGATTTCTCCTCTGTGAACAGAGAAGTCTGTTTTGGTAATGTCATTATAACTTTTTGATGTTGGAAAATGATGTTTAAGAACTTTTTGGCCGAACTCATTCCATTCGCAATGGAAAATATTGTCCCAACCCATCCAATGTGCAGCTAAATCAAACCCACCAATACCTGAAAATAAACTTCCGTGTGTCATATTTAAGGATTTTTAGATATGATTCTAAATGCTACTACTCTTTCTTTGTCTAGATGCTTTACCATAAACTTTTTCCTAGCAATAGGGTTTAATGACTCTCTAATGCTCTGTGCCGTCACTTTAGACTTCCTACTAGCTGCTGCTATAGATTTAAAATGAATCTCTTCCTTGTTGTCTATAAACACCATTCTTACTGGTATATTATTCTCCATCCCCTTTATCTCTTGACTCATATGGTTTAAAATGGTTTTTTAGCCCTTTTATAAATTGTTTATTATTATACTTAAACTCTCTTTTGACGAAGAACTCTTCATCGATTTCTCCTCCATCCATTGCGTTGGGATATACGAGTATGTCGTCATCATAAAAGTTCCTAACCATACCTGTGTCGTATAGTACGACTTTCCAAACTGTGTTTGTATCTGATCCGTAATCGATCCAGGCGATTGCTTTTCCGTACCCAAGAGGAGTGTGAACATCTATTGTGTTTTTTAATTGGTAAATCATTTTCTTAAATATTCTTTAATTTCTATAGCTGCCATTGCACCACAATAAACAACAATAAAAACTGGTACTGCAATAAAAAAGAATTTTAACATCCCTATTGTTGCTTTCATTTTTATTTCTTTAAGGATATTTTAAATGTTGTTGTAGATACTCTAGGTGCTGGGTGTACCATCTCACCTGTTTCAGGATCAACCATTGGAGTGTTGATAGTCCTTAGCATCTTTTCTCTTTCTTTAAGAGCATACTTAAGTGACTCTACTTCGTTGTTAAGTTTAGTCCAAGCATAATCTTGGTCATAGATGTACTTAACTCCTGATTCTATCTTAGTAACCTCGCTACCTAAGACATCAGCCTTACCACCAGGATACTTAGCTAACTCATCTACTACTAACTCTCTAAGCTCACCACGAACACCATCGAATAGTTGTGCAATAGCATCCATACGAACTAATGTTTCAAGTGGGCTATCTCCTGTTTCTTTATAGTGCTCTACAATAGTTGTTTTGATTAAGTCATTGTTAAACTTACTTGGTTCATAGGTAGACAACTCTACCTTGGGTAAAAATATTTCAGTACTCATTATTTTTTTGTTTTACTTGTGAATGATTCTTTCTTAGACTTAAGCAACATTAGTAAGGCTTGGTCGCCATCTATGTATTGCTTGTATCCATAATATAAATCTACTAGCTCCTTATTTTTTGTGCAGTCTGTAATCTGCTTTATTAATTCTACTCTATCAATTTCTACTTCTGCTATCTCTTCTACCTCTACCTCTTGTACGACAGGTTTTTTGGGCTCCTCTTTAGCCCTAGCATCTGCTTTCGCATCTGCAAAGTCCATCTCTTCAGCAGGTGTAGCTTCAAAACCAGCTGCTTTCATTAACCAGGCTAACAAATTACGATACGCTTTACCAATAGCCCTAGTTTGAGCCATAGAGAGAATAGCGTATTCATCAAAGTAACGCTTAGTTTTTTCGGCATTGGTACATAAAGCAATACCGACAGCAACAACAGAACCAGTAGTAATATTGCGAACTTCACAAGTCGCCATATATTTGATAGTAGTTTCATTTGATAAGTCTTGAGTAGATGTAATAATTGGCATCAATCCTAGTGAAGCTCCAGCAAATTGCCATCCCTCCACGTTAACAAATTGTTTGCCTTGAATGTTAGATGATAAGCCTTTTTCTTTAATTAGCTTAGATAATTCTGATGCTAATTGTAGCATTGAATCCTTGTTGATTAACTCATACGAAGGACTAGTTGTTTGCAATTCCATAGTTTAGATTTTTTGTTTGTGTTTCTTGATAATAATAAGCCTGTCTTGTTGGATACTTTTGCCATATAGACAAAATTGATTCCATTAACTCAAGATTAGCTTGTGAATAATTAATTTGGTGGATAATCTTAGCGATGAATAATCGCTTTTCAGAATCATCCCATTGTGCGAATTGACTTAGCATACTTTAGGTGTTTTTTGGTTGGTAAATTAAGTTTAAGTAAGAATCTAATTTCATCAAATTGCTCTGCATAGATGTCATTAGTTCTTAAGTCTTGTTGGTGCATTCGTAGTCCATGTAGGACAGTTGTATGGTCACGAAAAAATAACCTGCCTATTGAGGTTACTGTGGCCCCTACATAAGTTTTTAGAATAGCGTAGCACATATTCCTAGTAAGCACTAGAATGCGTGATCTATCTTTAGACAAGGCATCTTTGTATCTTACATTCATCTCTTTACATACGAACTGAATTAGTAATTCTCTATCAGGTTCTTCAAAGTTTAATATTCCTGGCATAGCGTAGTAGTGTATTTTATTCGGTGAAATCATAAATTTGGTTTTTTAATTCTTCTATCTTTTTGCGATAGAAAGCTTCTACAATCTCAATCATTTCCTCATCAGCCTTAGCTAACCTTGTGCGTACCTTATAGGGTGTATAGCCTGTTAACTCACAAATCTTCTTTATATCGCCATACTTCAGTAAGGCACGATAATCTCTAATTAGCATCTTTTAGTTTTTTATATAGTTTATAATGTCTGTCTATGCTACGCATAGCTCCTTCAATCGATGTGAAATAATCACCTCTCCAATAGTAGAACTTATCTAAGGGTTTTTTGCTGTCCCAATGAATAAACATACCACGATAGATGTAATCTTTTTTAATCCTATCCTTATCAGTACTTATCATAAAGTAATCTTTAAGGCCTTTTTGTTTTAGATGAGCTGGTGTAGGGTGCATACTTATTCAGTTGATGAGTAAATAGTTTCGGTAATTTCTATGTTAGGCTTTAAAGATATGCCACTAGCAGCACTCATAAATCTTTGGTAAGCCACTTCTTTTTTATCTGAGATAGTATGGTCTACATATATACCTTCCTTCTCAGT